TGACCCTAATGGCTTTGTGGATGTTTATGGTGATTTTTCCTCATGGCTCGGAGAACGTATCTATGTCACGGCAAGTAAATTAATAGACCTTTTCCCCGAACACGAAGAGTATATAAAACTTATCACAGACAACAAACTAGGTACTGAAGTCTGTTATACAGAATGGTGGAACGATGATTACTGCTTTACGACTTTCAAAGAGAAAGTTTTAGACAAGCACAAGAACCAGTATTTCAACTACGAGAAAGAAACCGAGCAAGTTGACGAATTGGGACAACCTGTTATATCTAAACCCCGCAATCACTTTGCTGTTCCTAAGAAACCTTTTATTTTCCTTTCTGTGTTCTCTCTACAAGAACGCCCTCATGACGTTACGGGTCTTATTGAACAGAATATCCCCAATCAAAACCTTATATCAAAACGAACAGTTCAGATTGACGATAACATCTCCCAAGGGAATAACGGTTTAGCTTTCTCAGAGAATAACTTTAATCAGGAAACAGCTAAACAAGCTTCAAACGCCCTAACTAGAGGAGTAGGTAAGGTTCTTGTCCCACAAGGAGGTCCTATCGGTGAAGCTATCGTTAGAATTGCAGCTCCTAGTCTTCCGAATGGATTCTTTGAAGATTTAGAGAACAACAAGAACAATCTGAGGTCTTCATGGGGAACACAGGGTATCGCTTCTCAACCTCAAAAACCAGATACCACAGCCAGAGGAATGGTTCTAAATCAAGGCCGGGATACTTCCCGTATTGGAGGAGGCATTGTTGATGTTCTTGAGCAATCCGTGGCTAAGTCATGCTTTGATTGGTTGGTTCAGCTTTATATGGTTTTCTATGATGAGAAACATTTCGGAGCAGTAATGGGACAGGGTAAGGCTACCGAGTATGTGACTCTATCGTCTAAAGATATAGACCGTCAGTTAATTGTTGGAGTTTCTCCAAACTCTATGAAACCCCGTGACCAGATAAGCGAAATGAATCAAGCTACTGAGCTTTATAAGGCAGGAGCTATTGGTCCGAAGACTCTCTTGGAAACATTGGACTTTCCTAATCCTGACGATGCCGCTGGAGACGGGGCTTTGTGGCAGATAGATAAAATGGCTTACTTACAGATGAACTTCCCCGAATTGATGGCTAAATTACAGCAGTATCAAGCTCAACAGCAACAGCAACAAGCCCAGGCACAGGCTCAACAGGCACAACAGCAGGCTCAGGCAGGTCAGCAAGAACTGGCTCAAGGAGAACAAACTCATCAACAGAAACTCCGCCAAGGAGAAGAAGTCCACCAAACTAAACTAAGACAATCAACTGAATCTGCCAGTGCGAAACTGACTCAAGTTGCTTTACCTAAATAACCACGCAAAAATAGACAAAGATTACTAATTGAGATTTAATATCAAAAAACATGCCACTATCACCTAAAGGAAAAGTTATAAGGAAAGCCATGGAAAAAGAGTATGGCGAAGAGAAAGGTGAGAAGGTTTTCTACGCTTCTAGGAATAAGGGAGTTATTAAAGGAGTAGATAAGGCTAAGTCTAAAGCGTTAAAAAAGAAGATGGGAATTGGCATAAAAGGATTAAGTATGAAAGAAGCCCGTAAAAATGATTCTGCTTTCAGGAAAGGTAAAGAAATGCCTCCAGAAAAGTAGAACAACGTCTTCGTAAAGCCAGACATTAAAGAGGCTTGAATATAAATCCCTGCGAAGGGTCTAAAGAGCTAGAAATAGCAAAAAGATGGACGAAGATAAAAACAAAAACGAGTTCCTTAAAGAACTAGATATAAAGCCCGAAACAGATGTCTTAAATCAGCCTTTAACGGAGGAAACTTCCGAAACTACGGAGACTCCCGAAGAAGATGAGTTTAAAGCTAAGAACCGCCGAGAGAGGCGTTTACTAGCCCATAATCAAAGGCTCAGAGAAGAAACCATAGCAACAAATGCTAGGTTAGAGGCTCTGGCTGAGGCTAAGGCTTCGTTAGGAAGTGTAGAGGATGATTTCCTCAAAGGTATAGACCAGATTTATGGGAACGATACCCCGGAGAAAGTCGCCGCTACCGAACTACTTAAAAAAGCTTTACTAGGAGCAAAAGACGCAGCTAAACGTGAGTCATTTGAAGAGTCTGAATTAAGACGAACCAAAGAATCACAGGCTGTCGCTCAAGAGGAAACCAGACTGGAGCAGATATTGGAAGATTTGGAAGATGAACATAATATTGACCTGACTTCCGACAACTCTACTCGCAAAGGTTTTCTGACTCTTTTAGAGAGAGTCTCTCCTAAAGACAAAGAAGGGAACATCATTGAATATGCTGACCCTGAAACTGTTTACGAACTCTTTGAGAAATCAAAGGAGAAAACGACTAATAGAGCCAAAGAACTAGCTTCTCGCTCAATGACTCGCAGTGGAACCTCCCAACCAAGTAAGTTGGAAGATGATGCTAATCTGAGATTTCTTAAGGAGAACGACATCGTTTAATATCTACATTCGTTAAGGGACTTGACCAATTAAAATAAAAACATGGCTCAAGTACCTGGAGTTAACGTCACAACTACCACAAACCAGTATCTGGCTCCTTTTTGGGTTGACCAGATATTGCGTGACAACTACTTCTTCGGTAAGCTGATGTCTAAAACCAAGAGATGGAACGGCTCACAAATGCTCTTCCCGATGAAATACCAGAAAGGTGTTTCTTCCGTAGCTTTCAATGGTTTTGACCTCTTACCAATTACCCAACAGCCTGTATCAGTCTCCATGACGTTCTACCCGACTTTTATCGCTACGAACGTTGCTTTGGCTGGTTCAGACTTATCAATTAACGACACCCCGCTACAGACCCTCAAACTTATGAAGGTTGTAATGGAGTCTCGCTCACAGGATGCTGCTGACGATGTCGGCAACTTCTTACAAGGAGACGGAACCTCATTCGGAGGCAAAGCTCCTAATGGACTCGCTAATACAGTAGATAACGGTACAGTAGCACCGACTTATGGTGGATTGTCTCGTGCTACCTACACGGGTCTTAACTCAACCGTAACAGCTTCTGGCGGAACTATTTCGCTGGTTAAAGTTCGTACCCTTTGGAACTCAATTTCTGATGGTCCGGTCATTCCTGACTTTATTATCACCGATTACACCACTTGGGGATACTTTGAACAGCTTCAGACTCCGTTCCAGAGAAACAACCAAGATTTCCGTGCCGCTGACAGAACTGTCGCCCAGACTTCGGGTTATTCCGAACAGCGTTGGGATGGCATGATAATCTCCAGAGACAAGAAAATCACTACTGGTTACTTCTATATGCTTAATACTAAGTTCCTTGAATGGTATGGTCTTAAGTGGTGGGAGGGAGAAAGAGTTTCTCCGAAAGCCAAAGATATTGAAGGCAACGTCTACGAGGATAAAATCTACGCTCCTGGAGACGCTTTCACTTGGACTGGCATGATAAAAGCTTACAACCAAGGAACCGTGAACGGATTCATGATTCTAGGAGGTCAGCTTATTTGCACCGCCCCATTTCGTCAGGGCGTACTAACTGGCATAACTGGAGTTTAAAGGTCTTCTAAGATTAACCAAAAATAAAAATATGAGTCAATATATAGAAGACTTTCTACCTCCGATTCAATCAGCCGGGTTAAACACTCAGAAGAATGCCCACTTTGAGGGCAACCTTACAGTTGATGGCACAACCACTATCGCGGGTGTTTCTCTTACGAATCTTACCGTGACTGGTAACACTCTTATAGGAGATGCTGTTAGCGATACGCTCACAGTTCAAGGTGCCACAAGCATTAAAACTACTTCAGCCTTAGGCTTTGTGGTGGGTGCGAATGGTGCAACAACTCCAGCCTTTACAGTTGATGCTTCAACGGCCTCTCAGGTAACTGGATTGAAAGTCGTAGGTGCAGCAACGGGAGGTAACGTCGCAGTATCAGTTACTCAAACATCGGGTAATGCTAATTTGCTTATCGACGCTAAGGGTACAGGTACGGTTACGATAAATGGTACAGCTTCAGGTATCGTTATCCTTCCAGCGGGAACTACAATAGGTGGCTCAACTGTAGCGGCTCTTGGTGTAATTACATCGGCTTCTGCAACTGCTCTCGCCGTTGGACTCAATGGTGCTACAAACTCTGCCTTCGTAGTGGACTCCTCGACGGGTACA